CTATTGCCGACAGCGCCATCAAAGCGCACAGAACCACGCGGGTGCGTCCTGAACGTGGCGTTGTTCACGGTTCCAGTAAGATCGGCCAGCCTCTTAACGTAGTTGTTGGTTATCAGTGCTGGCTCTATTGGGTAGGTTTCCGTCCACGTCAGCGATGGCACAACAATGTCGACGCCCTGCACTTCCCCATCTTCCGTGACGCCAATAGCGCCGTTGAAGTCTGGAGCAGAATCGTCGGAAGAGCCATCCGATGCGCTAGTCCGCGAGACAGTTGTCCGACTTTGCGTAATGTGGTGAACGCCGCCCGTTGTATCGAATGATATGGAGCCAGTTGCTGGTGCAGCCTGGGCATACAGGATCGTCGCTTTCCACAAGTCGTGCAAATGCTCTTCGTCAAGGTGGATTCCAGAGCGAAAACAGATAACGCTTGCATCGCCGTATACATCGAATGACGTTGGCGTCTGGTCGCGAAGCGCAGCGAGAATATCATGCTCGTCTTCTGACTCGCTCACACCGGTGATCTTGTACCTCACCTCCGCAACCGTCGAATAGTTGTCGGCAGTACGAACTCTAATACCGTCATGCAGCTCTGTTACGGCAATGGCCATTAGTCGAACACTCCGCCACCCTGTACCAATCGCCTGACGTTTCGGTCTATACTCTCCGTTGCCTTCGCTGTGCGCTCCATTGGGTTCTGCGCACCGAGTCCGAACGCCGCTTGTACATTGAACGTGCCGGCCACCGATTGCCGAATCTTGTCCGCCAATCCTCCGCCAGAGAGTAATTCCTCCAGGCCATCAAAGGCGCCAGGCCGACTGCCGAGCTTCGGACCCGGCACGCCTTGTGCAGCGTTGGCCGCAGCGATGGCAGCATCAAGCTCTTGGCGGGCCTCCGCCAGATCGTCTGCCGCTTTGTTCGTGGCAGTAGCGGCCGCAGCATCCATCGCCTTGCGAGCTGCATCAAAGGCCGCAGTTATGCCCTTCAAGCGGTCGGCGGACTCGGTCTCTATTCCACTCTTGGCAAGATTTGTTGCCGCCTGAAGCTCATCCTTCTGGGCCTTCAACTGATTATCGACAGCAGCCAGCTTTGATCGAGTGTCTTCGATTTCCAGTTTGAGCGTAGCGACATACTCATCGTCAGATATAATTCCAAGTATCCGTTGCCACGCTAGTATCAGCTTCGTTAGGGACGATATCTCTCTGGTCCACTGTTTGCGCAACGCCGCGCCAGCCCTGTCGCTGATACCGACAATCCCGCCCATGACATCAATCCATACTTTTTGGATTGAACCACCAGCTAGAATCTTGGCAATATCTTCGACTATTCCGACAGTAATGGTCAGGACGGAACGCTTGAAGTCTTGCCAGATCGTGACCAGCGCGCTCTTCCCCGCAAGCCACACCACCTTTACGGATTCAATCGCCACCTTAGCAGCCGCCTCAAGGTCGCCTTGCTGGAGTGCATTGACAATCGAGCTAATCGCACGTCCAAACTCGTCACGCATCCATCCAAAGCTTCCACCGACCCACGTGACAATACTGCCGATGCCGTCGGCAATGTTGCCAAACGCACGGCCAACAAATGACACTAATCCGGAGAACGCAGCACGGGCTCGCGTGGCAGCCTCTGTCATCACTTTGGGGATGCTCTGCCAGTTGCGATACACCACATAACCAGCCGCAGCAAGCGAGCCAGCAACAGCCACCAGCGGAGCAAGGAACGCGGCCAGAGCGGCGAGCTTGGCGATAACGCCGAAAGCCAACGCGGCCGCAAGACCAAGTGCATTTAGTGCGACGATAGGACCAGTCAACGCAAACGCTACCACCTTGATAGCCACGGCCACGCCAACCAATGACGCGCCCAAGGCTGTCGCCGCTGCCCCAACCTTTAACGCCGAAACGATCAATCGTCCGTTCGACGAGATCCACTCACGTACCTGGACAGTCGCTCGGGCAAACGACAATGCCCACCGTTCAACAATCGGAGCCAGAGATTCGCCAATTATGGCCACGGTCCTGCGAATAGTGGCAGACAGCAGCGATAACGTATCGTTCAGCTTTTCGGCAGCGGCCGCAGACTCGCCAGAGATCGTCAATCCGAAGTCGCCCGCTTGCCGTGTCAACTCTTCGATTCCTGCCGCGCCACCCTCCAGTAACGGGAGTACCGAAGTCCCTGACCGCCCGAAGATTCGCATGGCCGCAGACGCCCGCAAGGCAGGGTCGGCGATTGCCGACATGCGCTCCGCAATCAGCTTGAGCTGATCTTCAGGCTTGAGCCCTGCCAGATCTCGAACACTAATACCGACGCGCGCGAATGAATCAGACGCTTCCTTCATTCCAGCTGCCGCGTCACCAATCTGCCTCTGCATCATCCGCAATGCAACCTCAAGACTGGCAACATCGGCTCCAGATTGCTGGGCAGCGAAAGATAATGCGGAAACAGACTCGGCACTAAGACCAGTACGCCGGGCCATCTTGGCAATACTGTCTACGAAGTTGGAGAACTGCTGAGCCGCAGATAGAAGAGGTACCGTGATAGATGCACCTACGGCTGTCGCCTGAAGCCCAATATGCTGCACCGCGCTACCGAAGTTGCGGATAGAAGCTTGTGCCTGCCTCAGTCCGCGCACGAGCGGAGAGGTATCGGCGAATACCTCGACAAACGCCCTACCCGCTCGGATTCCCTTCGCGCTGCTTTTTGCCATCGGACATCCCCAACTTTCGGATTACGTCGGCCTTGCTCATCGGTATCCGCTTCGCTTTCGCTGCGTACGGGTCGAAGTCGGCAGGCCTAAACGGACGCGACTTCTTCGGGTCGCGGGCGACATTTGCCGCAAGGCAAAGCATCGCCGACGTGTGCTGCCACATCGTCTTGTTCCGACCTTCAGCCATCCAACAAAGCTCCCGAAGCGTAAACGGTCCAGGGTCAACCCCGACAAAGCCGGCTAGTTCATAGACAACTTGCCAGAGTCCCTGACCAGAGCTTCGAGGTTCAGCCGCTCGATATCGGTCGTCACCTTGGCCACTGCCAGATCGATTACCCGCCTCTGGGCCGCGACAGCTTTTGCCAGATCGGCGCGACCCATCTTCTGGAAAAAATCTTCAAGCTCGCTATAGAAGGAATCAAGTGCGGCTTTGATGCTTTCGCCACCGAGCGACGATCCGAATTGCTCATCGGTCACGCTGGAGGCGTCGGCCTGCGGCTTGATGATGACGAAGATGATATCGCACAACAGGCCAATATCGGTAGCGAGCTTTGTCAACAGCGGCGGATCGCCCTCAAGCATGGCAAACAGATCAACTCCAAGTGTACCCTTGAGTCGCCTGATCGCGTCAAGGGTGATTGCCATATTCCATTGTCTGCCCTGCATGTCTGTAAACGATCTCACGACGCACCCCCATACCAGGACCTGAACGTTACAAGCTTCGCTGTCACGCTCACTGATTGAGCTTCCTCCAACGGCTCGGATCGGGTGAAATTGGTAATGCTGAAATCTCCGTCGATGCCTTCACCGCCATCGCCACTCAACGCAAGCAAGGCAATTTGGCCACTCGAGAGAAATGCATTTTTGATGGCGATAAAGCCAGCATCATCCTCCAGCCACATCATTTCGAACTCAACAGTAGCCTCGCGGAGCGTCGCCTGGGTCGCTCGCCATCCATTGTTGGCTCGCGTTGTTACGTCGGCCTCACCGGCCGACATAGTGATGGTCACTTCGCGAACATTTGTCATCTCGTTCAAAGCCCTAGTTCCTGAAGTCCCGTAAAACAGCTGGGCATTCATTCCGAGTACAGGATCTGCCATGATATACCTCCTAGCGTTTCACGCTGTCCCGCCACATTGGGGGCAGCTTTGGTAGTTCCTTGGCCAACGCGGGCCGCATAAACGGCCGCTCTTTATACGTGGCAAGGTATCGTTTTCCCGTGTCCGTTCGTTGACGAACCGCAGTACCACCATATTCCAACAACGGTGCATCGTTCTGACTACTTAGTGGCTCTGGTCCAATGGCCACGCTTTTGGATTGAGTGTCGTAGCCAAAGAACAACAACTTTTTGAGCAGACCCACGTGTGCGTACGGCGGCTGGCCCGGCTTACTGCTCTTGTTGTGTGTCGTGCGCCTCATGCTTCCGCGAGCCACCTGGCGCACGAACGCACCAAACCGCGAAAGCACCCGGCGCGTACCAACATCGACCGCCGCCGTAATAGCGTCTGAATCGAAGAACGTTCGGGTTACTTTCATGCCCATCTTCATTGCTTCAACGCCGTATACGTCACCCGCAGTACACTGGTGAACTGCCTATATTCCAACAGGTGTTCACGCGAAAAGATTGGGGCGTTTTCAGATGACCGCCAGTGAAACGATCCGGCAGCCCGTGCGACCCGCAGCACGGCCTCTACCTCTTCGACAAGCCCAATCAACGCATCCACTTCGGACTCCAACTCAATATGCTTCTGTATGGCAATGTCAACGTCGATATCATTCTGGGCAAATCCGCGATTGGCCATGACCGTCTCACGGGCTACGGGCACAACCGTTACATGCAGAACTCCCATATCCTCCAGCTTGAACTGAGGCGTATAGGCACGAACTGCAACAAATGGCATACTGATATCCGCTTCGTTCAGCGCCGCGACAACGGCGTCTGCAAGCTCGATTGACTGGCTTGTGCTCATGTCTGCGCCCTTTTGAGAATCCCAGCCAACACTTCAGGATTAGCCAACTCTTCGGCCGTCCATTGCCTTGCGGAAAGCCATTCCATGTAATTTTGGACCGCCTCTTGCTTTGGCGTCCATCCTGACAACATGGCATCGATTGAACTGCCAATCGTACGAGGTGTGGCTTGTTTAACAGCCTGGGCATTGATCCCAATATCTGGCCCGTATGCAAGGCAAGGAACGCCAAGCGCTAGAGCCTCACGGAGTGCGTTGGAATTGATTGCTACAGCAAATGCGGCACCAGCAAGATCCGATGCAAGGTCGGCACCGTGTTTTGACATCTTGTACGCATCACGACGCCCGTTGGTGGAGCCGGACGATATATCCAACGGATGCGGACGGAACACAACCTTCGCTCTACTGTTGACAGCAGCAGTAACCTGCCTAAGTAGCGGACGCCATCCAGTGATTTCACTGTCCATGAGTTGCGTATCGCGCGGCACTTGACCGCAAACTAGAACATAGCCATGGCGCTTCCCGATCGGCGTCAGCCCGCTGGGATAAAACCTTGCCAGCCGCGCAGCACCCTCGGGTGGCGCAGGCTCAGACACGTTTCTAGCCCACGACGAACCGTGCGAAATCCCCTTGTGATCGACTTGAGAATATTTCGACCTATCAAAGAAGCCGTGCTCGACTTGCAGAACAATGATACCCATATCGCGCGCCCGCTGAACGCTTCTCGCCAGAGAATCTCTTCGGCCGTTCCATACGACCATGATATCAGGGAGGTCAGAAGCGCTTTCGAGCGGGCACCCTGCGTGCCCGGTCGGCAGGTATTCGCATACAATCCCAATTTTCTCTAGACCAACGCCGATTGCTCGCAATGGAGTCAACTTCGGGTCTGTATCGCTTAACTTTGTGCAGCAAATCAAGGCCCGCTTTCCGGAGTCTGTCGATTCACGCAGCTTATCGCCGTGAAACTTCGCCCACTCGTGAATTCCGAACGGTAGCTGCCTGTTGGTATGCACGCTGTACATACGGGCAGGACCATTGTTTCCTCGCTCACAGGCCCTGCAGATTTTCGCCGCCCATGTTGTGGATGGTCCGTACCACCAGCCAGTTTCTGCAACCTCGACAAGATCATGGCGCTCACGAACGAGCCGAGTAATCAGACGCGGCCCGTAAGCACATCGGACATTCCACGCGGTCTGTTCTGCCTGCTCGATCAGCCATCGTATCCCCTGGCAATCATCGCCTGCGAACAGAACTGCACCATTGAACTCTTCTGGGTGTCCCTTGTCATTTCTCTGGCGACCTAAATAAAGCCGCGACCCATCAAGACAATATGCGCGGATCGCATCTTCCAGCGGCCTGAGTAGCATGAAGTCCGTATCCAGATACACGCCGCCAACGCCGGCCAATGCCGAATAGCGGATCAGGTCGCTCTTGGCGGACGGATCGTCAATTGCGTCGTACCTCGTTCGCAGGTTGGGTAGCAGGGCCGACTCATCGTGAATCCGCAATTCCCAGCCTGGATTGAGGTCGCGGTATCGCTGCACGTTGCGCCGTGCCCATTCGGGCATCGGTGGACCTATCCAGACGCAATGGATGATCTTTGGAATCATGAGGGGCCTTGGCCTTTCAGTGTCTTTCACAACGGATACGAGTCATTTCACGTCGATGGCTCAATACCACAATCAGAACGAGCAGGACCGCCAGCCCGACCGGCATGGCCTCACTGACCGCGACGCCCGTCCAGCCGGGTGCGTTGACGGGCGCATCGACCTCGACGGTCGCATCAACCGGGGCCGCGATGCCCCCTCCTGCCTGCTGCACCACCGCGCCGACGGGAGAGAGGTCGCCGGCGTCGGTGGGTCGCTCGACTCTCTGGTCTGCGGTAGCGATACAGCCATACAGGAGCAGGCAGCAGGCGGTGAAAGAGGCCAGGAGGGCCGCAGGCGCTTTCCGGGGTGTTCCGAGCCGAACACACCCCCAAGCCCGCCTCCTGGGGCGAGTTAACGTCGTTAACGGGCGCGTTCGGCGGGTGGTCATGGCTGGACCTCTGGTG